AAGCACCACCTGCTTGTGTCCACCGATGAAAATGTTGCCCGTTGCAAAGAGCGAGCCTGCATTTATACGAACTATAAATTTATCCGCAATTTGGGCCATTACGTTGTTATGGAGTACCGTTACCTGCTCAGAATCCGTCGATTGATAAATCAACCCATCTCTACAATCACCCTTAACAAAACAATTTACAAAATAAAGTCTTGCCGCAAAAGTAGTGAATACACGTTCTACGCCTGCAAAACGACAATTATTAAAAATAAGACTTATACCCCCTATACTGGAAATCGCACATCTTGTCTCACCGTCAGTGTCGTGAAAATATATATTTCGAAACTCGATGTTCTCTTTGTTACTGATGCCGATTATACATACCTCATGGTCTCCAGCATCAAAACCAACACATTTACCTCCAGCACCTGAACCAGCTACATCTATCCCATTTGCCAAACAATCAAGCGGGCTTTGGTAATTATCTCCGCCTGGCTCCATATCACTTTTAATCTGTGATGGGTTATTTCCTAATGTGCATTTGCTTATGTCATAGTAGCCTATAAAACGGAGCCATTCATTTTCCGACAAGTCGCCAGTACCGTCAACTGTATCACCTGCAGAAAGGTCGTACTCATCAGAGTCCCATTTAATCCAAACGCACATATCACCTGTGGCATTAGTAAATGCCTGTGCAAGTGTCCAGGCACCTCGAGCACCCCCTATTCCTGGTAATTCACCATTACCTGAACCATCCGCATCTCTATGAACAAACTTGTGTTGAGGTGTTACAGAGTAAAAAGTAGAGGGCGAATTTTGGTTATTATAACAAGTTGCTATCCAATCGGCACTACGGTTAGTAACGGAAATCCGTACTTCATCCATTATTCCATCAAAAGCGTAGGGTGCACCACCACCAGACATATAACCTACAAACATCTTGTCAAGAGTGCCTATCGCACCAACACGTGCAGGGCTTCCTTTTGCTACGCCGTCAAGATAGAAACTTGCATTAGCTCCATCCCAGCTCAGAACAAAATAATGCAATACTCCTGATGGGTCGGCAAAACTATCACTATTTACCCAGGCTGAGTGCCAAAAACGCATCTGGTAAGTAGCCTCACTATTATATAGCTTTAAAGCAAACGTCGTTCCTGCACTTGCAGTAGGATTAAAGAGTCTTCTGTCTTGGTTCAAATTCTCCGCTTTTGCCCAGCATTCAAGCGTAAGTTTGGTTACACCGTTCATACCAACAGGATTATCCTTTGTAAGAGAATCTGCTGGCACAAAATCCGTACCTCTGTATACTTTACCTTGAGGCCATTCCAATTTATAGACTTTGCCGTGGTTACCAGTAGCATCGTGCAGAATAGCTATCTGTTGCTCATCCGGCATATAATCCAAACCTTCAACATCCTGAGTGCCAAAATCGTAAATAGTGCCTAATCTCGTACCTGCAAATTTAACTTGATCGATGTATCTTGCACCACCAGAGATATAGAAATAAGTATCGTCTTTAGTTATGCCTTGACTATAGGTTATTGCCGCACTTAAAGTTATATCGTCCCCAACTTGGCGGCTCAAATCGCTTAGCTTAAAAGCATAAAGAGTATCTTCGCCGCCCGCCTTATAGGCAGTAAGATATATGTTTGCTTGTGCAGCACCAACATCATTATTTTCGTCTACACACAAACAACTAAATGGTTCATCAGTAGCAGAAATATCGGTATTGCTAACATGGCTTAAATCAGAGGTATCCCAGACTGATATTTGCTGACTGCTTACACTACCATCCGCATATTTATAATATTGAGTAACCGCATATAACTTCCCATCATAAATATCACCATCAGTAATAATGGCAACGTGGTCCGCTGGCGGATTGGTGAGATTGGCATTGTTTATATCAAAGATGTCTGTATTGGAAGCTATCAAATTCCAAACAGCATCATATTTCTTTATCCAGCCCGTTCCACTGGCACCCCCATGAATTATATACCAATAAGTGCCATCCCAGCAAACTCCCTCGTGTGCTTCAAGGTCTCCGCTTACCGATTCCTGTATTAACTGCTGGAGCATCCCTCCATTAACAGTTAAGTCATTATCATTAACCGTACTATCAACAAATTGAGGCGCTGCCGCTTGCGTATCATGGTGCATATGCTGAACCATTTTGAAATTATCATCCCACGTATCTTCGTCATTGGTTTTAGAGAGAGAAGAATCACCATAATGAAGATAAAATACTGTATTCTCAGTTCCTGAAAGTGTAGGAATTTGAACCCAGAGTTCCAATCTTCTCGCAGCTACATCAAGAATGACCAGCTCTCTCTTAAGCTCTGTCCCATCCGTTAATTCGCACCAAATATCATTCCCGTCTATAACATTCTGCCAGAAGGAATATGGTATATTTGCTTCTGATATGAGTACAGGAAAGTTTGTATGACTCGCGCCCGATACTTTAGTATTATCTATTGTTATTGTCAAGCGATCTATTGCCATTAAATCATACCTCTATCAATTCCGGGTGAGTCTTGCCATCAAGCCAGATTGTAATCTTTCGCCCATCGTGTCGTGTAATTTCCATCTCATAGTTTGGAAACTTCTCTTTTAAGAAAGTATCCACTTTTGCAATGAGAGCCTGCCTATATGCAGCATCGCCTCTCTGCTCTAACTCCTGGACAAGGTTCGCTTTTAGATTGACGTAGAACCCCTCGTTACCACCTGACCAGAACGGAGCATTAACATCTTTACCTAAGATATTAGCCACCTGCTGTTTGGAAGCATTCACGACATCTCCAGCAGTCAAGTTATGGTCGATAGCATATTGTTTAAGTTTTTGATATAAAAAATGAGTCATTACAATCTCCATTTATTTTTCATATTTATTCTACTTTCGTGCTTCTTCTTTTATAATCTTAATTATTTCTCCCTTTTTCTCACGGGCCGACTACTCCAAATATTTGGCCTGTTTTCCTGGTTTATGTCTGGCCTGCAAATCTTCGTGGACATAAACAGCATAATCAGCAACATAACCTACTACCACATTAGCATCAAAACCACTTCCACCTATATTACGAGTAAAAGCACCGTTTTTCAAAGTACCTGTATCTACAGGAACAATTTTTTGGCTCTCTCGTTGTAAAAACAAACCAGCCCGCTTCAATCCTCTTTCTACTCCAGCAGCAATAGTAAACTTGGACTTCTTCAAGTTTGCAAGTACTCTTGGCATTCCTGTTATTGTTATCATACTTGCCACAATTTACACCCTATGAAACTTCCTCATCACAACCACAAGCACATAACGGTAATCTATATTTTGCCAAAATACTCATAGGTAGCAAGTCCTTAAAAATTGTGTTGCTCTGAGAGTTGGTAATTTTTCAAAACGTTTTATCTCCCAAGCATTTTCATTTTCCTTAATGTCAACCAAATCCATAACACCACTATCCAATTCACCTAACATCAAAACACCACCAACCTCCACATCCCTGTCAACATAAACTCTCGCATTGGATAATTGTATGGTTCCATTTGCATCAAGAAACTCTTCACTCACATCTTCCCATCGACATTTAATTTCAACTGGAGTTGTTGGAATTGGTTGTCCATAATTATCAAACTCCAAAGAAGACAATTTCCAATACACAGCAACTTGTTTTAACATTTTCGTTAAAAGACGCATCTTTATTTCATTAAAAGTTTTGCTAACCCTAATGCCAATCCACCACCGGCAAAACCACTACCAACACACATTCCTGTCAAAAACATTTTACTGGCTAAAATAGTTCTACCATGTGGACAACTTGCAACATGTTCGATTAAAACTTCTTTAACAATTTCCCTTGCTATCTCTTTACATTCTGCTTTATCACCATCTGTCAAAGCCATCTTAATCTCCTAAAGTAACTCCCATTTCGTCTTCTTTTTTTCCTAACCAAGACACACTTGGACTTTTGATTCCTTTCTTAAGTTTGTTATCTAATCTTGCCAATCCACCTTTGTAATCCAATCGCATAGCCATTTGCCCATAGTGTGAAGTCGAAAATCCTATATCTACCTTACTTTGAAACTTCTCACTAACAGAACCAGCTTTTTCACTCTCCGCCCTCATATCACGGACAGTGTAGAAGTGAGCGGCCAACCAAGTCTCTATTACAACAAGATGAGCGTCTGTATAATCCTCAGCCAAACCTGTACAACACTCCGTTACCAAAGCATTGGCCGCAGCAATGAAGGGAGTAAGAGATATTGCACTATCTACATCTATAATCCCATTAACCAAATCATCTGTTGCTCTCACTGCCATCTTTACACCTTTGGAGGCAAGCCTCGCAAACCACGGATTATATTTTCTATCTTCAGTTGGTCCTCTGGTTTAACAATCTTATCCTTGAATTTATCGAGTTTAATTTCAAGTTCTTTCCACTCTTTGGGATATTCTTTTTTGAACTCTTCAATACCAAGTGCCGTACTACTTGCAATAGTATGATACATTTGAACTTCAGTTTGAGCTTCCGTCAATTTTGGTGTGAGTTTCTTTGAAATTCTAACAGCACCTCCTACATAACCGGCAACAGGCAGAAGTACAGGCCAAAATAAACTCAAAATACTCAAAATCAAACTTGCTGCATCACCCATCTCCTGTAAATTATTTACAGTATTCGGGTCAAGTGCATATAAAGACTGGCCAGTTTCAGGATTTACCGATGTCAAACAACCCGTTACAAACAAACATACCAAAATTGTTAATGCAAACAAAATTTTAGATTTTACAGATTTCATTTCGTTTCCTTTCTTTCCAAAATTTATCTACACCTATTTTAGGAAACAAATTCAAAGAACTATCATCTGTGATATTTATTATCTCCACATCTGGAAACTTCTTTTTCAAATCTATAGCCAATTTTCCAAAACCTCTCAAGAATTTGTCATATATAGATGCATTTGGTTTATTTAATCGATTTTCGTGCCAATTGGCTTTCTTATTCTTCGATAGGTGCATATCGAAACCTAAAAGAAAAATTCGCTTGGCGCCAAGCAATAAGGCAAGATTTACAGCAGTCGCCCCTGTGTTACCATTCCAACCGAGAGAATCTTTGTAAAGACCAGAACCTCTTCGAATCATAGTCCAAAGCCAAGGCAGGTTTGTCTTTTGCAGGCTTGGAGAATTTGTAAAAACTATTCCCTTATAACGGGATAATTCTCGTTCAAAGGTCTTGAACCATTTGACATCGCCAAAAATGCAAATCTTACAAATTTCTTCACCATGCTTAAAAGCATCATTGCATCCTATAGTGTTCTCATCCTTAAGAAGTTCCCAATCAAATAGTTCTAACGAACTCCCACCACCTATTACAAAGACATCCTGACCATCCCAAACTTTTTCTGGAATCCATTTTGGCATGGTCTAATCCTCATTATCTTCATCTTCCTCATTTTCATCCAGATATTGTTCGAGGAATGGTTCTACATCTTTCCTGCGAAGCTTTTTTTCATTAAGAACTTCATTATCATCTGCATCAACTACGGTGAACCATTTTGACTTTTCAAAGACCGTTACTGACATCTCTTCAGCGGTTGGAAATTCTGAGGTAACATCCTTCCCATATTCTGATAAGGATGGAGATGTAATTTCCGCATCATCTCCATCCTTATCAACACCAACACCAACAGGAGGAGGTATGTTAGGTTTACTATCTATTACAACAATGCCCGCCTTTTGCTCTGCTTCAAAATCTCTTTCAAACCTTTCCTTACCGTATATGGCAACTTGGTCTATAGGAGATTCCATCGTATCTCCCTTTTTATAAACCTTGCCATCCCGATAATGTGTTCCTCTTTTCACTTTGAACAACATTTCTTAATCCTTTCCAAAATATATATTCATTCTAATTAAACACAAACCCGTCAAGAAACACATTAGTTAAGAAGCACTGGCATAAACAATACCAGATTGGTCAGCCATATCGCAACGGAGCTGCGGAACAAGAATGCACATAACCTTGAAATTCTTCTGGAGCCCACCAACTGTATCCCACTCAACAGTTGTTATATCCATACCAATCACTTCACGAACGACGTCAGAAGTCATCTGAACCAAAACAATGTCATAATCACTCAAGTAATCCAAAGTCTTAACATCAATTATAGAACTAACTTCCTTAACGCGATTACGAAGTGTTTTATCAGAGTTGGATTTGAAGTCATTATCCAAAAACTGGTCCCAAGCAGGAGCAGTATATAGCATATAGGGACCGTAGTGATTGGCTGCATACAATTGAACAATCATCGCAAGTATCTCATCCAAAAACGTTTCTCCATCCCAGGGACTTGATGGAGTGCTTAAAGAACCAGTAATGGCACACGGAAGGTCGGTGTAACCATAAAGAGTTCCACCACCAAAGCTATATTGGTCAGCTACCGTGCTATTGCCCAATAAGAGCTTCTCTGCCTCTTCTGCTACTCTGCGAGCAGCGAGCTCGGCTGAAGTAGTATCCAAAGGAGAGCCTCCGTTACGACTTGCCATTATCTGACGGGCACTAAACTGGAAATCCTTATGGATGATAGGCAAAGGCAAATTACCAAGCTCAAATACCGGCCTGTCATTTGCATTCGACCGTAACGCATCCATACTCACAGAAGCAGGTCCTATGTCGCTCACCGTTTCCGTTTGCAATACCGTCTTACCCATTCCATTTGGAATGGTATAGGTCAAACCAGCAGCCCGCAAATCACCAACAGCTTTCAAACGAGGTTTGGAAACCTTAACAATAGCTTCATCCAACTGAATCCAATCTTCCTTCCTCAACGTAGCAGTAGCATTTTGTACAGGAGTAGCCTTTAGCACACCATTTCGATTTATGGTAACATAAGCTCTCCCGTCTTTCCCAATGTAAGGACGAAGACTGCGAACATCGAAATTACATTGGAGCAATTTGCTTGCTACATCTCCAGAAGCTCGTCCATTCAAAATAAAATCCATCTTTTTATCCTTTCAAATAGAAACCATAATTTTGAACACTCATCTACACAATACAAATACCATTGGTAATGGTTACACAATACGAATATCAACGAGCTTGCCCAACGTATAACCACTACTCAAATCTGCCGCTTCCTCAGAAACACCAATAATGACTGCCACACTGCTGGGGCTGTCAGCTGCATCAGCACAGCAAACATAACCATCACCATTGCTGCACACCTTTTCACCTATGCTCAAAACCTCATTTTCAGCAAGGCGCATCTTAACAACAGAACCTTTCTGAGGAATGATAACACTGACAATACTGTCATCAGCATATACAGTATCCACCGTATTACCTTGAAGGGAATCTTCCTCAGCAATCAACACTTCATCACCCAACTCGCCTCCATTGACATCATGGACACCAACCTCTCCGTTCGAATCCATTTTAAGCAGCATGCCTGGATAAATACCAGTGGAATTTGCTTTCATTTCTTCGTGGCGGAAAGAACCTTTTCTGTGTATCCTATTTGGATATGTTGCAGTCGGCTCACCCATCTTCTTTTCCTTTCATTTTCAAGATTTTTAATTTAGTTTTGAACGATTTTTGTTTCTCCGAAATTACCGCATTTTTTTGCAATCTACTCCTTAAAATTCAATACAGGCAACTCCAAAGGCTCCTCTTCCATCTCATTGTTAATCGGGTCTCCCTGACCTGTATAATTAAGAAGTTCAATATTCTCCTTCTGTTCACTGGTGTGAGCAGCAAGAGACATAATGGACTTTAATTCATCCAAGTCTTTGGCTTCCAATTGTTCCTTGGTAAATGTATTCTTCTCATTCGATGTAATAACATCAATCAACTTGGCTTTGTTAGCCTTATAAGAAGCCAATCCACTTTGGAACACACCTTTTAACTCAGCTGGAACCTTTTTGTTGATATACTCTTCTGCAGTCATATTCTCCACGGTCTCTTCTCCCTCTCCTTTTTCCTCTTTCGAAACAGCCTGACCTTCTGTATTTTCCTCAGCGGCTTGTCCTTCTGTCGTATTAGTATCTTTCTTATCCTCGTTGTCATCAGCTTCTTCATTTATCACAGGACTCATCTTCTCAAGGATATCTTCTTCTAATTCCATCAAAGCATCTTCATCATCCTTGCCCCATTGAGTATCCTCATTCTCAATGAGGTCTTTAATAATTTTCTCTTTCTTTTTCTTAGCCATCTTTGTTTTCCTTTCATTTTTAATAATATCATTTTTCGTTACATACATTGTTTTCTTGACTACCATAACAGGTAATCCCTTAAATGACAAATTGCCATCTACATCATTATATATTTGTTTGTATAAACTACCTGCCCTTTCATAAACAAAGTAATCATCAAATACCTCTTCAACATAAATATATTCCTCTTCCTTAAACTTCTCTCTTAACATTGACTGAAGCATTTGTCGAGTATCACCAAAACTTATTTCATTAGATGTCGTCTTATGATCTTTAACCCAAGCCCGAGCCTTTGCAACAGTCCATTTCTTCTTGTCAAATAAAAAAGTTTGTACCACTGCAGAACCAGCCTGTCCCTTTGGAGGCTTCTTCAATCTTCCAATAATTGCCTTGATTCCCTTGGAAGAAGAAATTGTAATCGTTCTAAAACTCTCTTTTTTGAACAAATCAGGATTCTTTTGTCGAATCCTAATATAATTTTCAGTTACATCTGGAGCAGGGTTATCTACAAAGAAATCCCCCTGCTCATTCAAACGCAAAAATCCAGCCCCATCCTCAATACTACAAGCTCCTACCAAATCTGGCAAAAGAGCAAGGTGGTCTGGTCTGTAATTCCTTGCAATGGCTATATAAGGTTCTCCATTCCATTCCCCCTCAACATCTTCGTTATCAGTGAATAAGCCTGTAGATAATTCCATCATTTCGTTCTTTTCCACAGCCTCGGCGATTCGCTCATCCACTTTCTTCATTCTATCGACTTCCAACCAAGCCTCCGCTCTCAAGGCAGCAAGTTTTGTTTTCTCTTTATTTATCTTCACCTCGACTTCACCAATAGAAGTATTCATTATAACACCAACTTTTCTATTAGTTAAAATATCAGGGTCGCAAGCACTTATTCCCTCTCCATTCGCTTGTGGATGATATACAACTATGGGCTTGGTATTCCATACAGCAGGAGTTTTAGCAAGCTCTTCAGCTGGATAATAAAGTGGTCCATTGCTTCCTTCATGTACCCCTTCTACTATCATAATCATAGGTGCAACCAAATAATCCCTCCCCTCCATAGTATCATTTCTAACCATTCCTGTAAAATTAGTAGTAATCTTTTGAAACAGCATTTGACTGCTCCTCATATTTATATCATCATGTTCCTGAAAGCCTGCTGCCTTAATAGCAGCACCCTGTTTAGCTGCCTTTGCCTTCGCCCCACTGCCCGTATAACATTTACCATTTTTACCCCATCTCCATCCTGCTTTACCATCTTTTGTGCATCTTTGAACCGGCATATCGTATTTCCTTTGTTTCCATATAAATTATGATACATGAAACCCAAAGAACAAGACTTTTTTTGAGCGAGAAGAATGAACCAATTAAAAAGCGTATGAAAAAGGTGTTATTTTGAATTAGATTAGAAGTGTTGTTACATAAGAGGTTATATATGAGGTTACATAAGAAGTTATAAAGAAGTTATGTATATAAAATGGATAGAAAAAAAATCTTGAAATATTTTTCTTTTTTTCATAAAAAAAGTGGGTAGGACACCATTTGTCCCACCCACTTGGAGGAGGAGGAATGAAAAGTTAATTATTTAAAAGACCGTGGGAGAGTAATTGGATTGTGGGGGGCAACCCTTTCCTCTCCCACCAATACCATGTCTTCATTTTATTCATATTTTGTTCCATATATTATATTATCATCATTTTCAGCAATAATCTGAAATAAAAATCTTTATATTCTTTCCTTCCCTGCCCACACACTACGCCTTCTAACCTCAGTAGCAGTTCGTTTTATTGTCTTTGGTGCTTCTGCCTGTATAGATTTTTCTATCGCCCTGTCCTTATCCTTTCCCCATTTCTGCCCTTTTTCTTTCCTCGCCTTTTGGGCTGGTATCCAAGCACACCGGCAGTTCGGGTGCCTTGGCAATAATCCTCTCGCTTCTTTTACCGTCATTACCACACCTTCCAATTCTCCACACTCAGCACAAACTCTTTCATCGCCAGCTGTGCTCCACTCAGCCATCACTCCAACCTCTTCTACTCCTAAATGCTCAAAAGCATCCAACTGCCCCTCTGCATGAGCTCTTATTATTTCCGTCCTTGCTATTACGTTAGCTCTGGTTTTAGTTATATTAGAAACGTTCTTTCTCAATTCGCGAGCAATCTTCCTTGCTCCATATCCTTGTGCCAAACCCTCGCTCAATGTCCTGCTCATCTGCTGCCCCATAACAGCAGTAACACCTTTTAATTCATCAAATGCCCTCTCATATAATAATTCTATTTTATGTAAAGCTTCTGGTTGTCCAAAAGCTGTTCTTATAAATTCTGCTTGCCCTCCTTCAAATAAAGATGGATGAGCAGCCAATTCCGCCGCCCTCAAATCTGTATAAGCTCTTAATCCTCCTTTTTTATAAGCGGATTCAATATAGGTCGCAGTCCAAGGTTTCCCAGTAATCCCATCTACTGGAGTCAATATACCTGCATCCACCTGTTGCTGCAACCACGTTCTATATGCCTTTACCTTTTGAGCATCTGTTTTGAAACGCCAAACTTGCCTCACTTGCAATATAGCAGGGCCTTCTAAACCAAAAGCATCATCGTCCACGACAAGAATTTGGATAGCTTTACTCAATCTCTTAAACCGTCTTGTCATATCTGCCATAAACTTTCTGCGAAGCATCGTCGTTCGTGTAGGATCAAGGCGGAGATGATTTTTCATATCACTCCCCTCACATCATAAGCCATTTTACACTTCCTTTCTAAATTAAATTAAATTATTCTTCTACAATTTCTTCTTCTGGTTCTTCAATTTCTTCTTCCTCTTCTTGTTCAGCAGTATATTTCAAAGCAGCTTTCTCAATCGCTTCTGCTTCTTCCTGTGTAAATCCAAGTACCATTGTCAAATATTCCATCGGTGGTATTAAAGTATCCACCCCAGCAGAAACATATTTTGACATTGCTTCTGTCAACGATTTTGCTACATTCGCCTTATCTTCATCTGTTGGAGCATTCAAATCTGGCCAATCCACAATATATCCCTTCACTTCAGGCAATATTCCAAAGGCAATCAACCTTTCAACAAAAGGTCTGATAATATATGGACTGACATAATTCTCCTGTCTCTGCGATAACCGTTTATTCCACGTTGTTATGTCTTGAGCACTTGCAAGCTTCGCCTCTTCCGTCCCTAAAAAGATACGATAAGGAATGCCAAGACTAATAGCTATATTCCTCATATTACTTTCAATATGTTCTTTAGGACTGGACACTTGTGGAGATAAAGATTTAACTGTTATTCCTTCCATAGCCAAATATCTCTGCATACCCGCCATATACAATTCCATCTGGTCTTTTATCGACTCTGTATCCAAATCTTCCACTTCTGGTTGTGTTTCAAAACTTAGGCCAGGAAAACCCCCCTTCCAAAACATCTCTCCACTACCCCCTAATATCTTCCTAATATCAAGCAGACGATTATAAACAGGTTCCATTCTTGGACGTCCGTATATCTCACTCGTCTCCCTATTATCCGCTATGTGAAGAATCCTCGTCCAATGAACAATTTTAGACATTTGTGTATTACTTGTTTCTGTTCCTCCAAAGCTCACAGAATAAGTTTTAGGAAACCCATAGCGTGGACTGGCTGTGCTTATTTCTTTTGTTTTGATTGTAACGGAAGTCTGGTCGAAAGGTTTCAAGTAAATAAGTTTATGCTCACTTTTACCTGTCTTCTCACCAGTAACCTCATTTATCCCTTCTACAGCCTCACTCAACTCTTTTCCATCATCTATTCCTAATAATAAAATACCAAATTCTCCTATACCACTTAAAACATCTATCCTCTGCAAATAATGAAATACTTTCTTTTCCTTTTGCAGAGCTTTCCATACTTTTTCAAACTCTGTTTCATCAGCTTCCTCTGTCTCATATACAGTAGGAGGTAATGCCCAAGTTTCTTCTGGCAATATTCTCACCACTCTCTTTGCAATTCCGTTCCTCGCATACAATTTTTTGTAATCTGTAATAGCAATGGAGTCTGGATAACCACATTCAAGGTTAATGTCTTTACCTGGATTGAGTAATTTGGTCAATAACTCACTTCTTAACAAATGAGCATTGGCTACCAACATCTCTGTCGCATCTTTCCGCACCTTTTGAGAACTACTTAATCTAATCTTACTTTTTATTTTCTTCTTTTCTTTTTTCTTTGCCATTTTCTATTCCTTTCTGCTCCATAAAAGCCGCTGAAGCTGGTATTTCATTATACTCCTCTTTTTTCATGTTACGAAGAGAGATATGAGCAATAGAACCCAGAGAAGCATTTTTGAATAAATTCTTAAACAAATTCATCAAAGCCCTCTCATATTCTCTATCTAATGTCAAAACATATTTTTCACCTTTGAATGTTTCTATCAAAATTACTTTCATTTGTTCCTTAGCCATTATTCGCCTGCCTTATCTTAATCCATAAATTTCTTAATAAGATAGATTAACAAAACACCAAATACGATTAACCCACCAATTATACAAATCGTATCACTTAACTTCACAGCTATTTGGTCAAACATATTAAGCATTATTTCTAAATAAACCTCCAGCTCTTTTTTTTCTTTTAGTTAATATATTAAATGCACCACTGCTGGCATCTACTTGGTCTTTGTATTTGGAATACGGAAAGAAACTTAGTTCACTCAAATAATCTACATTCCAATCTCCCCTCTTCATTACCACATTTCCATTATTAACCTGAACAGAAAATGGGTCTGCTCTTAATTCCTTGGATGATTCAGAACCACTTGGTTTATCTATTCTAACTCTCCATCCGGCTAAATTCTTAGCAGTGTTCTCAGCACTTTCTTTTCCCCCACTACCTGGCTCCTGTTCAATTCCTATTATTATCTCTTTCCCATCTGCTATTGCCGTCTGTTTTATTAAGGCCTCTCGCTCTGCTGTACCATATCTACCGCGTATTACATCCAATATCCAAAATCTCTTATCTTTTGCCTTTCCCATCAGAACACCTACAGTGAAAGCACCCTTTCCCCCCTCTGTCCCTGCCTTATCCCAAAAGCGAACCTTTTCTAACCACGCCATTCTAACTGGAACCTCTTCTTCCATTTTAATCTTGGTTGTTTTGAACATACCTCCCCCAAGCGGAACGGGCCACTGTAAAAATTGTCCCGCATAACCATATTCGCCCGCAATCGCCTTATTCTCATTCAATACCTCTTTGGGCAATCGTATAGGATCCATCAAACCGTCTTTGTAATATGATGCTAAAACCTTAGGTCTAACTTTGTCCGTTAGTTCTGCAGGAAGACATATATGCTTTAGCTTCAAAGGGCCTCCATCTATTCTCTGCGCTGATTTAATCTGTTCTATCATATTAGCTGTACAATCATCTTGGTGAAGACGCTGCATTATCAATATTGTAGGCACCACAACCTTATTTACCTTCCTCGTAGGCAACGTCTCAGCCATCCATCTATTAGCCGTAGCCAATTCCGCTTCTGAAATAGCTTTATTTGGGTCAATAGGGTCATCTATTATAAGAAAATGGCCGTGCATTCCTGTAACCGAACCACCCACACCTACTGAATATCTGCTTCCTCCCCTTGTGTTCATAAAATATGATTTGGTATCCTGGTCTTCTCTCAACTTAATCTCCGGAAAGGCCTTTCTATATTTATCACTTTTAATTACATCCCTTCCCCTACGAGACAAGTCCATAGATAGATTATAAGCATAACTTCCCCCTATTATCCTGGCACTTGGCATTCGAGTCCATATCCAGGGTTGAAACATTATAGAGCATATGGTAGATTTGGTACTTCCAGGAGGCACATTTATGATTAAATCGTACTCTTTGGGTTTCCCCGCAAACACCCTCTCTGCTATATTTTGGAGTTCGTTACATATTAAAGGTATGTGCCAATTATCTACAAGTTTTTCAGGTATAATGACGTCCCAAAACTCTTTTACAAACTCATAATAAGACTCTCTTACTATACTCCCCATAACATCATATTCGTCAAACTTAATATCACCCAACATTATTTCTTGCTTTGTCGCAACGATTTTAATATCTCCTTTCTTGTCTGGAGTGGGAGCTTCATCATATCCACACTCATCACATTTTGATTTAGCTCTCCTGACAAATTCATATCAATATCAAACTTCTCATTATACCCCCTATCCCTGTTATATGTCCTGTTTACAAATATAATGGCGCTGCTATCTCCTCCCGCTACAAGTTGACTTAAAGCGTCTTCAAAAAAATTCTTTTTATACCAAGGAATTTGCTTTACTAATTTGGCAAATTCCGGGTCGTCTTTTTTCCATCGTTCTAACGTATTCCGGCTTATATTCACCTTTCGCAGGGCTTCTGAAACTGAGAAATTTCCGGATATCCAGGCGTGTAAAAATAATTGCTGCCTAACTCTTTTCCCCTTTTTATCCAAAATCGCTTCTATTTTTTCCAATCCTCCTTTCTTTTGCTTATCTAATTTGCAAATCCTGTTCCAAACCAATCTCAAATCTTTGGGTAATCTCTTATAAACATAATCCCCAAAGCTGGCCACGTTATTTCTTTTGTTTCGATACTCTTTTCGCCCTTTTTGAATTGCTGATTTGAATGCTTTTTTCTTAACTTCCCACGACCTAAAAGTTGGAACTGATATGCCCAAAGCTGATGCCATTTGAGTTTCTTTTAATCCA